GCTGGGTATTAGGCGTTGCCTCTTCTCCCGGTGGACACTCGCCATATATGTCAACTCTCTCGGTATCTTTTCCGCCCTTAAAGACGCCATAGATTACTGGATTTGTTCTTTGCCTAACATCTTCAAACCCGACACGAATGATATCTCCCGGCTGTAAGCTTCTGGCTGCGGGAATCTCATCGATTGTACAGCCAAATTTTGGATATAAATCAATCGTAGCATGATCATCAGCATTTTTTGGCTTTGGCAAATGCCCAAACATCTCTGGGATGGTTGCTGTTACAAAAACCTGCCTCGAACTAAAAACTCCAAAAGCAACAAAAGCAGCCTGGTTACGACTGTTTGCACTTAAGTTACTCATTGTGTCGTTGCGAAGAACTAAAGCTCTAAATTCATTCTTGTTGGTTAATTTTGTAGGCTTAAACCTATCTCTTGTTTCTTTCCTGACAGTTGAAAGAAAGTTAGTCTTATCCGTGTTTAATGTTTTTGGATTCTTGTCCCGCATATCATTGAGGACACCATGAGAATCCATTAAGTCTAGTTTGTTTTGCTCTGCCACATTAGTCCACCTTCTTAATCAAATCAAATAAGTTATCTTTATCATCCTCAGATAAAGTGGTGGAACCATTTACTGCTTCTTTTTTATGCACCAGTGCTGCTAGCTTGACAATCTGCTCGTTAGACCGCTGTAGTGTCTCAACAAACTTAGCGGCAGTATTTCCGACTTCAGCATAACGACTCTCGTTAGCCTTAAGATAGCACTGGAGATCATTTAACATTTCCTCTGTAACTTGCCTATCGTGCTCAATATTATCTAAAGCTTGTCCGATAAGTTCTTCCAGTGATTTTTTTGCCACGCTAATTTACCTCGCCGTTGTTCCACTTCCTTTTGAAAGTGCGAAACCTCTCACGCAAACGATTGAGATTACTGACTATCTGCTTTGTGTTTAAGCCAGTGATCTCTCTCATGTATAAGTAAATAGCCTTTTTGTTGAAAATATCAATGTCTTCAATACTGGTTAACAAAATTTCAACTGCGTTCAGTACCTTTCTTTCGTTCTCTTTTAGGTTTAAGTCTTTCCAACTGTCAATCTCCTTGAGTAAGAAAAGCCAAAATTCTTTGTCCTCTCGCTCATCTTCAAACGATACATGATTTTGCGACGTCACAGCCTCAACTTCTCGTATCATAGAGTCGTAGTGGATCTCACGCTTATTTTGTTTTGTTTGTTTTTTTGCCTTGTGTGTAAACCAGTTTTTTGTAACAACAGAAAAATAAGAGAAAGCCTTTGTTCCTCTGTCTGGATTGTATTTGTCTAAAATAGTTGTCAACCAGATTTTGCAATCTTCCTTTAATGGGTTGATGTTTTGTAGACTTGTATATTTGTACGTGTATACAATTTTATCAACCAACTCATTGAAAGCTGGTTGGATATGCTCAACATAAAGTTTTGTTCTAACGCCTACGTCTTCTGTTCTGGCATATGCGACAATAGCGTTTTCTGTGTCTTGAGTAAAGTAGTGATTACTCTTCTTCTTCCGTTTGGCCAACTAGACCCTCCTCTTCTAAAGAAAATATCTCTAGGTATTCTGCCACAACACCCGTAACATCTTTAGAATGTTCCAGTAAGCCCTGGATAGTAGGATCACCAAAGTAAACCTCCATCTGGTTTACTCGTTCAAGATGTTCTGTATATTCTTGTAAGTTTGTAAAAAGTTGTTCAATGTTTTCTGAAAAGAACCGAAACCTGATTAGTAACTCTCTTACATACCATACTGCAAATACATTAAGGGCAACACTTAAGATCAATAAAATTTCAGCTATCATCTTTTGTTTCCCTACTTTTTAACTCTTCTTTGTGAGCTTCTATTTCTTCCCTAGTTGACATGATGGCATCATTAACCACCGTGCCAGTTTTAGTATTTTTTTGCACTCGTTTGTAAGACAGGTTTACCGGTGTGTTTAGTAGTTTGCCAAGAGTCTCTACACCTCCACACTCAGGACAGTCTGTCAACATCTCTTTGTAAGAATGTGCCTCTGTAAATGTGTGCCCGCAAGCACTACAAAGGTATTCGTACTTTGGCATATTATGCAGTTTCGCTTTCAGTTTCTGGGACTGTGAAAGTGGGTGGGTTAATAACTACAACCTCATCATTTTCAACCTTTAGTTCCCAGCTTTCTAGCAAGGGAACAATATCCGTCTCTTCAAGTAAACATTTTTGCAATGTCATTAGTAAAGCCCCAACGGCTTGGTTTGATAGTTTCATAGCGGATGCCTCCAATCCTTAGTGTTAATATTTCTATCATCGATAAACCAGTCATAAAATGGCTTATCTAATTTAAGTTCATGTCTTTTTACGCCCCACTCATCTAGTTGGGCTTCTGTTAGTTCTCTATGATCAATACCTGTGGTCGCCCCTCGGGCAGTCCAGTAAACAACCGTATGACCAGCATCATAAAGAGCATTTGCTTTTCTAATGTTATTTAAGATGGGTCTTGCCAATGAATAATCTCTAGGCTTATCTTTGTCACCCTCTGGGTGAGTGCAAATAGTTTCATCGATGTCGATGTAAATAATCACGGATTAAACCCTTCAATGGTATACCCCTTTTTAATCCAATTTGGATACATTACGTTTACCATATATTCTTCGTTCAAAATGTTTTTCTTAAAGCTCATATCTTCGTCATCTGCTGCGGACCAGGCATAAATATCTAAGCCGTGCTTCTTAAAGCTACGAATCAAATTCATATCGTCTTCGTATCCTTTGCCACACTTTGGACCGTGAATCTCACCATGGATTTCCGAGATATATTCGATTGAACCATCTTTTTCCATCTTCTTAACCAAGTCGTACTCCGCACCCTCGATATCCAGTTTTAACACGATATGGTCCTCTTTGTTAAAGTTTTCCATAATCCAACTACTAAGGTCCAGTGTTGGAACTTTGACTAATGCTTGTACGTGTTTATTTTGCGCTTTTACTTTTTCTTCAAGAAGGGTAGAAGAAGCCATTCCTGTAACATAAAAATCCATTTCACCGTTCTCAATCCAAACTGCATCTGGATGATAGGTTACTGGGAGATCTTGGAAAAACCTCTTGAACCCTGGGTGTGGCTCAAAGCAGTGAACCTCATATTGCCTCCAATCAGGGTAATATTCTTTAAAAGCTCGAAACGAGCACCCGTTATTTGCCCCACAATCTAAAAATACTTTTCTCATTTTTACTCCAAAAAATCTTGTCCTAGAATGTAATTTTCTACAACCCCTGTTGTCAGCGGAAATGGATTAACTCTAAACTGTATTTGCACAGTCAATCTTTGTGTCCCTGGTTCGACCACCTCATGGCGCTTATGGAACCCTTTGGTGGTTGCCAAAACAAGAGTGTTCTTTTTTCCAGTGCATAAAACAGGCTCATCATAACCAAGCCTCTTCAACTCTACATTTTCACCCTCACCTTTTTCGTGATCTGCGATTCGATATGAGCCTGGTGTTACCCAGGTTGCTCGTCGTTCTGTTCGCTTTTTATAAAGAGGGTGTTGAGGGTCATAAGCTAACTTGCTGTTTTCGTAATCCCAAGACAATCTTTGTAATGTGTTTTTGTGTGATCCTTTTACATAAGCAAACGGACCTTGGTGCTCTTTAACGTCATCAATATACAACCATCCCTTAATTGTATTATGAAAAGTATCCGTATGCAATGATTTCTGAACATCATTTTCGTATGGCTGATGGATTAAGTTGTCTATATCCACCCTTGGAAAACCGTTTCTTAGATCAACATAGAAATCAGTTATGCCCCAAACCATCTTAAGGTAAGTTAACATGTTCTCGTTCAAACTATAAAACTTAGCAGGGTTGTGTATTGGAGCACGACCACCTTGCGGTAAATTTGTAGTAACAAACTGCTGAATCTTAGGTTCTAGCCACTGAAAGTTTTCATCCGACAAAAAATTCTCTAGGACTAGATATCCATCCTCCATCAACTTTTGGTATTCATCTAAGTTATGATATCCCGATTTTTTTGCCCTGACAGATAGAATCCTATCAGCTAAGATAGACCTATAAACTTGTAGCCCCTGGTTGTTTAAAGATGGGTTATTTATGGACTTAACCTCTGTAAAGATGCTAGCAAATATTGAGGGGTCTAACTTTGTTAGAGACGACATCAGTGAATCAAAATCTTGAGAAGTGGACTCCTCAAACACGCTAATGTCTTGGTCTTCTAAATATTTGTTATAGGTTTGTAAGACCCTTTTAATTTCTTCGCTTGTGCTCATCTTATAATCTGATAGTCTTTCCGCTCATCTATAACGTGAATGATTTCAATCCCATTCTCTTCCAGATGTGTTCGTAGTTGTGATTCAACATGTTCGCCCCATTGAGAATGATATTCATCATATTCTTGCAGATGTGGATATGGTTTTTCTTGCTCGTACAAACTCGTGTATACATCCATAACTTCTGGTGTTCCGAACGCAAAACCATCACAAAGAAACTCTTTCATAAAAACATTTGGAGGCGTGCAAGGGAATCCACCCACACCAAACAGCTTGTTATCAATGTTATCATATTGAGATACTATTTGTTCAACATTGATCTTTTTAGCTAACGCAATATCAAACCTAGCTCTAATGACGATATCATACTCAACATTATTCTCTTGCTTGTACAAGTTTAGCATATTATTACACTCATACATTTTTTTCAACTGCCTCTTCCTCATCCAGTCCCACTTGGTAGGAAGCTTGATATCGTTCACACTTTCTTTAGCGCACTCGTCTAGTATTTTTACCTTCTTTAATTTATCCTTGTAGGTTGCGCCAATCAAATAATTTAATGCTCTCTCATCAGTATTGTAAATGATACCATAAGGTCGGGGGTAGGACTTGTACCACCTTACATTGGGCAAATATTCGTAGACGGGGGTTGAAGGCGGATAATGTAAATTCATGTTAACACGTTGTGATACGGCATTTGATGTCAAGGCAAATACATCGCAATTGTTTTCGTTTAAAAAAGTTTGACATTGGTTGTTATAAGTCCTCCTAAAAGAACCTAACTGCCCAGACAAGCAAGCTGCTACTTTCATTTATACCCCGCCTGATAAAGTGCCTCGCACATTTTAAACTGCCACTCATAATCCACGTCTAATATCTCAAACTCATTATCCATTGAGTAAAGCTCAATATCCCCTGGGACATTAAACCTGCCCATCCAGATTCCTCTGCCGATGTCAGATAGCTTACCCGCATATAGACAATGTGCTGCCTCTTTGGTAACTCCAACAACCTTCGTGTTCATAACATCTTGCCCATCTGGCCAAGGAGTTACCATCGCACCACTCTCGTCCCAGTAATAGTTTTTCTTATTAACAACCCCAAACATACCATTAGAGTTAGACTTTAAATAATCAGAGGTAAACTTTTCGATACTATCAACTGTCAAAAACGGACAACAAGCATTAATAAATACACAATACTCATGAGGTAACTTGTCCCACCACTCGTACATTTCAGTTACTGGGGTGCCCTCAGAATTTGCTGATGCTTCACTTCTGTGAAAGATGTTCAAATCATACTTGTTGCCAATCTCTTTTAGTTCTTTTTCGTGTACTGAAAGAAATACATTTTTGTTAGGGATGATCGACGATTTATTAGTGAGCTTGTCCAACATGATATCTAAAAGAGTTGTACCAGCAAAAGGTCTGATCATCTTTTGTGGAACCCTTTGGGAGCCAAGTCTGGCTTGGACTATAAAAGCAACTTGATCGATCTTTTTCATTGTTCTTTCTCTAAGGGAAACTCTTTGCTAGAAATATCCGTTGATTGATTAGAAGAGAAACCCTCTCCTAAATTTTGAAATTTTATTTGTCTCTCTTTGTCTAAGACATTTAAGATATAATCCCATAACATAACATAGTGTCTTTTGTAAAGGTGATAGTCCACAGTGCCATTCCACTTCTTATCTTTCTGAAAGGCGTGTTCACAAGCACTGCCGCCTGATTCATCAGGTCTCAGTCCATCCATGCCCACAAAGTCGATACTCTTTGGTTTCATCATAGTAGCTAAACACAACAGTCTTGGTACAGCACCGTTCCTCGCATTAAATCTTAAGTGTGCGTAAAATGATGGATAGTTCTTAAACATTGTTTTCTTATCCAAGAACCTTTTTGGCAAATGATGGTCGTCATTATTATCAAAACAACAGATAGTGTTGTTCTTTGTGATATGTTCGTGAAGCTTCTTGTTGTTAGGAGATAGATCTACTTCGCCGCCCAGAGTCGCTAGATCAATCCTCACGTCCTGTAACAATTTGCTTTCAAAGTAATGGTTACAAGACCAGATGTAATCATAATCATCGGGGCTCCATCTTTCTCGTTCTGCGGTTGGTCCAGCGCCAACGATAAGAATTTTAGAGTTTTTAAATTTCTTGTGTTCATCAATCTCTTGAATAATTGCCTCTGTGCCAATATTAGCCTCTGTGCCAAAGTTACTAGCTAATTGACTTTTGACAAAATCTAAATCTTTGTTCAAAAAAGTTTCTGGGCAGGACCTCATAGCAGGAGCTATCTGAGTTCGACCTCTTCTTGTGTGAACTGTAGTGGTCTTGGCAAAAAACCTCTCTTTCGTAAAATCCAAACCAAAACAAAGGTCTTTCTCAGTGTCGTACCATACATTATACTCTGGCTTTTTCTTGCCTATAAGCTGGTAGTAAAACATAAACGCTTGCCGTATGTCTTGCATCATGGCGTCGTCTACAAATTCACCGCCACTGTAAACCAAAATACAGTCACTCCATCTAGTCACCATCACCCCCTATTGACGCCTCTTTTATAAGAATCTTTTTGCCGTCCGAAGTTTTAATATAGGCATATGGGTAAGGGTCCCCAAGCATCCTAATTTTGTTATAAATATACTGACTGTCTTCGCTTAAAATTTCCCGAACAGTAATTTCGTTATCGCTTTTATTTCTTCTCTTATAAAAAGTAGCCTCACTTTCATTTTGCTTAACTCTTATATAATCCCCAGAAACAATCCTCTTTGTTAGTCTAGTTCCGATTCTAGTAATTTTCTTTAGGATATCAGCTATGTTCCCATCAAGAGAAAACTTCTCCTGTGCTAAAATGTCCCCCGCATCTAACTCGTTAGTCATCTCAATAATAGTCACTGCGGATGAGGTTTCGCCATTGATAATTTGATTTTGAATTGGAGATCCACCTCTGTACTTTGGTAATGGTGAAGGGTGAAGCATTAAACACCTGTAGTTATCAATCACTGATTCTTCTATCTTCCAACTCCACCCATAGAACAAAACTAAATCAGGGCTCTCTTGAACAAGTAATTCCTCTGAGTATGTTTTCTTATCCATAAAGATAAACTCGTGCCTGCTGCCATAAAAGAGTCTTAACCGCCGGTAAATCTCCAGAGCCCACTCTCTATATCCAACACAGACGATCTTCACCTCATTAATCCCCTAACCAATAAGAAAGCCTCTGCGTTTTTGACTCCGATTTGTGAACCTCTTGTACTGCACTTCATGCGAATCATATCCTCGCACCTAGGGAATGGTAAAGGCTTTACTTCCGTGTCGTAATGTGACATAGCTGCAACCTTGTTGTCAACATCTTTTTTAGAAATTTCAATAAAAAAGTTTGGAGCAAACGGCTCCAAGAAATTCCACTCAGAAGAGGATAAGATCTCATACGACAAAACGGTATCTACGTTATTTTTAGCCCCAGGTCGAGTCGCCTGTAGTACACCCTGATACACTATTTGGTGATCAACATTGACATCGTTTTTTGAATGTGTAAAGATAGTGTCTGGCTCATACGTTTTTATTTCTTTTTCTATGATTTTTCCGATCTTTAAAATCGGCTCTTGATCAAGTCTGCCACATGGTAAGTCATAAAAAACACAATCATCAACCCCGAGTGATTTTAAAGCCTTTACACCACATTTGTTTCTGTAGTCAATCTTTTCATTTATCACCTTTCGGTCATAGTACTCTGGATTCTGGTATCTACAGGTTGTTCCCTCGGCGATGAACACAACTCTAATATCTGCACCTTGGCGGGCTAACTTACTAATTGTGCCACCGCAACCTAAGACGTCATCATCAGGGTGTGCTGCTATCACCATCACTTTCTTGAAGTTGTTCATCATATTCCTTTTTTAGCATTGACAAAATGTGAGAGGTATAATATTGTCCTTGATAATAGTAATGCTCTCTCAGACTTGCATCGATACTAAATCCTCTTCTAGTAAAGAAGTCAAGCTTCTTTTCATCAATCTGATATACTTCTGCCCAAAGCTTGTTTAGATTCATAGTATTGAAGCCATAATCTAAAATAACCTCAAATGCTATGGGAGATACTGTATTGTCTATCCATTGTCCATTTTTACCAATATAAAAATGAACGTCACCATGTCGGTTAACCCAGTCAACATAAGTAATCCCAGCCACGCCAAGCATTCTACTCTTTCTAGAGAACATCTTGTCCCGACTTTCAATAACGAACATTTGAAAGCGGTCGTCAAAGATCATTTGATCATACCACTTTTCTTTTTGAGTTAGTGAGAAATCTCTCCACTCTCGAAAGTATCTTCGTAAATTTTCGTCATTTCTCCAAGCCTGCAAAAAGGGCAAGTCTTCTTTCTCTATGGCACGCAGTATGATGCCATCTTTCTCTAGCATCTGTTCTTCCTTGGCAAGTGGTCAACAGTTAGATGTTCGCCCTTGTCAATCGATTGCATAACAGATTTGCCTAAAACTTCATGAACCAAGTTTGGGCTAAGTGAGCCTGGAGGCGCTGGTCTTTGAAACTCTAAATCTTCCTCGGAGATAATCCCCCTGTAATTGATGTGCTTATTGACTCGGATACATCTCCTTTGAAGTACGATTGTTTCTTTCTCATTTTCTTGTACTTCTTTCTTTTCTGACCCAAGAGACTGCTCTAGCAGTCTTGTTTGGTCCACCATTTCCCTCCAGGCTTTAGGGTCCATAGAGAACGGGTGATCTGGTCCGCTTCTGGTTGTGTCATCCGTGAAGTGTTTTTCGATAGCCCGAGCGCCCAAGGCAACGGCTCCAAGAACTGTCACATGTCCTGGCGTGTGATCACTCAAACCTAAAACAACATTTGGGAAATACTTTTTATACGTCTTTAGGACATTCAAATTAATGTATTTAAAGTTCTCAATGTCACCAGTGTAATTGGTGTTACATTGCATCAAGCAGACGCCCGGTAGGTTGTGGTAGTCTAGGATCTCCATAGCCCGAAAGACCTCGTTCATAGTCGCTGCCCCGGTAGCAATGAATACAGGTTTAGCCTTGCGGGATACTTTTTCTATCATAGCCTCCCAAGCAACATCTCCTGAGCCAATCTTAAAAGCTGGTACGTGTGGATCTAGTTTATCGACCATATCCAGATCATATGGAGTTGTAAAAAACGTAATACCCAGTTCGTTACAATATTCTTTTAGAACATCCGTCCACTGCAAGGGAACTTCTGCATCTTTGTAAACTTCGTAAATTGTTTTATCCCATTTGGTCTGGTGGCTCATCTTCGATCCAAGGTTCTTGAATCCGTAATCACTAACGTATTTTGAACAGTCGTGGTGTTGAAATTTTACAGCGTCAGCACCAGCTTCGTGAGCTAGCTTAATAAGACTAAGTGCCCTGTCTAGATCCCCGTCATGATTAGCAGCAATATCTGCAATAAAATAAGTTGGGCTATCGGGTCCAATCCTTTTACCATCTACAGAAAAATACATACTAGTTCTCCTTATATTCGTCGAATAGTTTATCCAAACCACTGTTTAGACAGAAGGAGTAGCCAAGCTCTTTCTTTGCAAAATCAGTTTGCAAGCAAGTGTATCTTGGTCTCTTTATGCCTTGGTTAGAATCACTATAGGTTTTAGGTTTAATCATCTCCGTATCCATATTAAACCGATCGTACAACATTTTTAAGAAATGGTATTTACTGAGGCAGGTGTCGCCTGCAAAATTAACCACACCTGTAACGCTGTGGTTGATCATTTCTCTAATAGCTATAGCCAAATCACCGACATACACAGGATTAAAACTAACATTAACAAACCCATCTATCTCTTTGTTGTCTTTGTTTGATTGTAGTGCCCAGTCAGCTAACATTCCAGGCTTACTACCAAAAATGTTAGTGCGGACAACCAAACAGTTTTTGTTATTGTTTTTTGCAACCGCCTCCCCCAGAAGCTTTGTTCTTGCGTAAGTGTTCAAGGGGTTTGTGTTTGAATCCTCGCTATAAGGAATACAAGACATTCCATCAAATATTGAGTCAGTTGAAACATAAATCATACGATCACAAGACTGTGCTAATATTTTTGTCAGATCAGCATGTAATGTTTTGGCACCTTGAGGATCTTCTTCGCATTTCTTCAGCGATGTCATAGCAGCTAAATGAATAACAACATCAGGATTTTGCTCCGCCACAAACTCCTTTGCAAGCTCAAGATCTGCTAAGTTTCTAACCGAGCTTGGTCCAGATTCTACTGTTTCGTAAAAAAGGTTAAACTTGTTTAAATCTTTTACAACAGCGGTGCCCAACATTCCTGAAGTGCCTGTAACTAAAACTTTCATTACTTATCTTTTAGTCCTTCCTTGATTAACTCTGCTAGTTCTAACTTATCTTCGCTAAGGTGTAAGGAAGAGTTGAAGTGTGGTCCTTGATACTTGTTACTATAAGTGTGAGACTTTCTGGTGTACTGAGGAATCACAACTAACAGCTTGTCGCTAGCTGCATAGGTAAAGTCTAATTCTGTCATCGCCAACATATCCTCATGGATCTTTTCGCCGGGTCTCATATTAATAATATCGTATTCAATATTTTGTGCTTCACACAAAACCTCCAATGAGTTTAGAACTGTTTGTAGGTTGTATGATTTGATCTTTGGAATAAATACTTCTCCGCCCTGCGCCAAATCAAGGGCACCCAATACCGTATCCACAGCATCGCTTAAAGTAAACAAAAATCGTGAACAGTTTAAATCTGTTACTGGCACAACTTTGTTAGAGTTTATTAGGTCCATCCATAGAGGAATGAACGACCCTCGACTGGCAATTACGTTTCCATATCTTACGCTTGAGAAAATCGTATTGTCTGAATAATAATCAAAGTTTGTAAAGACTCTCTCAGCAATAAACTTGCTAGACCCATATACATTAACTGGTAAGCACGCTTTGTCAGTCGATATAAGAATGCACTTCTTTACATCCGTTTTTAATGCTGCTGTAGCGACGTTCTGAGAGCCAATGACATTTGTTTTCACACACTCGTCGGGGTGAAACTCCATGTCGTCTACTCTTTTTAGAGCGGCGGCGTGAATAACGTAATCGGGCTTGTGGATGCGAAACGTAGTAGAAAGTTTATCAAGATCTCTTACATCTCCTACAACTCTAATTATGTCCTTGTCTTGCCCAAAGTATAGTGCTTGTTTACCCTCATCCCGACTGTATACGATGACTTGCCAGCCAAGAGATTTTATCCTTCTTATAAGAGCCCTACCCAGGGAGCCTGTGCCGCCTGTGATAAGAACTTTTTTTGCACTCATTTATCCCTCTACCTCGTTCCTCACATATTCCTTGACACCATTATACACATTATATTCGCTGTTTTCAGATAGAATATTAGTTTCGGTCTCAAAGGTCGAGGTAAGGTAGTCCCAAAAAACCACGGCAGCTTCTTCATATTTTACAGTGTTGTAATATTCGGGCAAGCTCTTTGTTTTTTCAAATCCATGTTTGTCTTCTTTTTTCTGCCGATGCCCATCAAACCCAATAACATCCACCCTCTCAGCGCCCAGGCAGTTTGCTAGAACCACGGCTCTAGAAGCAAACCCCAGTCTCGAAAAATATCTAGTTAAATATAAGAAAGTGTTTGTATCGTTTGTCTTGGTAAACTCATCGATAACTTGAATTGTTAGCTTATGTGAGTGCTCAAAACCAATAAGAGTTTCGTCTCTTTTAATTCTTTGAACTAGGTCTGGGTCATTAAGATCTGTACCCTGACCGATCAAAGCAATATCAACCTTTACATCTTTTAGTTTTTCGCTCTTAAAATAAGAGTTACAACTGATAACAACGTCGTAATCCTTTACCTTCTCCAGATCCAAATCGTCTAAAGTAGGACCACCGCCAAGGACTAAAACATTTGCATTTTTAACCTTAGCTAAAACATCGTTCTCAGTGTAAACGATTTCCTCGTCGACTTTGATGTCACCGTAATCTAAAGTCCTGTTACCAAAGTAATTGTTAAAAAAAGTATTGGCAAAGTGGTCTTGCCAAACTGTTCTTGTGTGATTAAAGTTGTACCAGCCACCAGACCATGGGCTTGATGCCCATTGTGGATCAAACCGAATGGTGTGACCAAAAAACTCACCTGTCTCATTGTTTTGCCAAATACTTGTGTGATCAGTGTGAGTACTCTTGTAGTGAAAGAGTTTATTAAGATCGTCGATTGATGAAACGTTTTCCTCTTGGTCAACATCTCTGTAAACACAGTTATACTTTTCCCACATTTAACAACCTCTCAATTTCTTTCTGATTGGAAGTTCACCCTCAGTTACCCTCTTTCTTCCATCACCATACGCTGACTCTAATTCACGAACCCCTCGGACTAGTTTAATCAAGCCTTGCGGCTCAACAGAAGCCAAATGGTCAGAGCCCCACATAGTTCTATCTAACGTAATGTGTCGCTCAAGAATACTAGCACCTAAGTAAACTGCTGCCACAGTGGTTCCAAGTCTAAACTCATGACCGCTATATCCAACCTCACATTGATACTTTTCTTTTAGCACTGGGATACAAGACAAGTTCAAATCTTCCAAGGGTGCTGGATATGTCGAGTTGCAGTGTAATAAAGAGAATGGAGTATTTGTTTCATTCATCCATTGAACTGCTTGATCGATTTCTTCTAAGGTGCTCATCCCAGTTGAAAAAATAATCTTCTTGCCTGTTGCAGCCGAAGCTTTCATAAGCTCTTCGTTTGTGATCATAGCCGAGGGGATTTTGATGAAGGGAATATCGTACCCCATCAAAAAGTTCAAGCTATCCAAATCCCAAGGGGAGGCAGACCAGGCGATATTTTTATCTCGACAATATTGGTCGATAATATCATATTCTCTTTTTTCAAACTCTACCTTGTATTTGTAATCTAGATAAGTCATCTCACCCCAAGGCGTATCCCGCATCACAGATTTTTGATGTTCAGGGACGCAAACATCCGGGTTTCTTTTTTGAAACTTTACTGCATCGCATCCTGCTACTGCTGCTACGTCAATAAGTTTTTTTGCTGTTTCTAGACTACCGTTGTGGTTGATGCCGATCTCGGCGATAATATATGTTGGCTTCATACTTTCCTCTTATGCTAAGATTTTTCTAGGGATGTCACTGTGTACATGAGATCCTTCACTACCAATATACAGGTTAACTCCTTTTTCTTTAAGCCATTTATATGCGTCTCTACTAGCCTCAATATTTTTTACAATCTCATCCTTCTTCATTGGGTCTGGCTTCCTAAGAACCTTGTCGCTGTCCTCATAGAAATGATGTGATGTTGTGGTGCCAGGATTTTCCATATCCCACCCGATCGTATAAATATTTTGAACACCTAAGTGTAGAGCAGTATGCAAGACAGTTTCATACATCATGCCTGGTCCCCAGGGTCTGTAGATTGTCTTATCCAAAGTATAGTCCTCAAAGTTTCTAGAGTTACACAATGCGTTCATATAATTCTTGTCGTCTGGGATAAAGAAGAAGATGTCAAACTCTTGTTTCACAGTCCACAGACCACGAGATGTTGCAGAAATATTTTCTGCCGATGAACCAATCACCAGAGGTCTACTCTTTGTATATTCATAGGCTTGCACATTGTTAGAATTAAACATATGAATGTCAACTACCTCTGGAATATAGTTGTACGCTTGCTTCAAAGCAATAACTAATTTGTCTTTTAGCTTTTCCCTTAGAAACTCTGGGGTGTAATTTTTTAAAGACGGACCACACCCTAGAATATAACAGTCCTCACCAGCAAATTGTCCGGTTAGCTTATTTACCTTATTGGTAATAATATCCTTAGTCGCAACTTCAGCAGGAGCCACAGACGATAGATCCCACTTCAACGACGCAATCTTTTCCTTAAACACAGACTCGGATTTGTTGGGGAACATGTCTTGAGACACTGGTTTTAGATCTTTACACTCTTCTTGCAAGATACTATAAAACTCTTGTCCAACCTTTTCTTCAGTAAAACCACAACTATTGAGCCAGTCTTGTGCTTCTTGTCCGAATTGAGGTAGTTCACCCTTTTTCCATAGGTTGTATGCTTTTCTAAGTTGAAGCCTAGCACTGTTAACAGAGGGCTCAAACCAGTCTAGATCAGAATGAAGTTCTGGTGATGAGTGACATGGTTCCCAAAAACCATCAACATAAAATGTACTCTCATCATTTGTAAAGTCAAGATACGCACTCGCTTTAGGCACCATTACTGGTTTCTTTTTGTCGATAGCCTCGGCAACAGTTAATCCGAACCCTTCTCCTCTAGTCATAAGCGCAAAAAGATCAGATTGTTCATACAACCACGAAATATTTTCGCTTGGCAGAAGATCGCAGATCAACGCTATCTTTGCTTTTGATTCTTTTGTTTCTGGTAAAAATACTTTGTTTTTAATTTGAGAAATTTGGGAGCCAATGTGCTGCGCTTGCTTCTCAAGAGGAATCTGTTCTAAGAAATCATGCATTACGTTCAAGTAAGTCTTGATAACTAATACGGTATCCTCTTGTTTCCCAAACTCCATATTATAAGCTTCTACCAACTTGTCGAAACCTTTTCTTGGAATCCACTGTGACATCGAGAATACTACAAATTTATCCTTCAATACATTTTCTATATTTTTAATAGGAACAGATTTAGTATTCTTAAAATCAACTACGTGTGGCAATTTGTATGTCTTAATTTTTGACGCCTCTTCCAGCGAAAACTTGTTAAAGCTACAGGGCATAATTACTGCATCTGTTTCAAGCAAGTCATACATTTTCAACCACGACTCTGGTGGTTGCTTTGTTTCCCAAACAGTTAGGTTAATATTCTTTGATGCGCCTTTAACAACCTTGGTAAAAGTTTTCCAGCGATGGTCCGCTGGGTATAAACCTGACAAGGTATACATCGGAGCCGGAAGATGCCAGATTGCAATGTATGGCTCAGAACAATATTTCTCTATCTCAAGTTCTGATTCAAACTCATACTTTGAGATGATGGCTTCCTCGTTATGTGCTAGCCTTTTTACAGACGTGTTCTCTGCATTAATATTGTAAACTTTTAAATCAAAACTGTCCGGGTTATTTTGGAGATAATTTTCCATCGCTCTCAAATAACCTCTGGCAGCAACGGCATAACCACAAGCATCCCTAAATTGAGAGATGTATACGACCCTAGGTTTCATCAAAGCACCATAACCTTATCGGTATCTATAGTGTCCTGGGTTTGCTCACCTGTTGTTGAGATTTTCTCTACAGCAGAAACCATGTCGGAATACTTGTCTTCCATTTTAAAAGCGTTCTTAATATGAGATTGTAATTGTTTCGCTGCTTTTTCTTTGACGGGGTAAGCCTCGTAAACACTTCGCATTGCTTTTTGAAACTTATCTTTTTTAGGGAAACACCAGTTTGAATCCGAACTAATAACCCCATCCCAATGAGCCTCCTTGGGTACTGGTTTGATATCAAACGCAACCTTCTCGAACAAAGGCTTGATGGTGGTCTTTTTACTCTTTGCATTTACGACTGGTGCATACAAAAAATCAACGTGACCTGACCAGGCAGGTGCAACGACTGGGAGACCTGAATAGGCTGCCTCAAAGATTGGTAAACCAAAACCCTCACCGTGAGTTGCGGTTACATATGCTTTAACCTTTGGGTCAGTATAAAGTGCGTGAACTTCGTCATCGGACATATTGCCATGAACCAAATGGACTTTGCACTTTCTATTATCACCAAAAGGCTTTAAAACAGATTCAATCGAGTTTCTAAGTTTTACTCTGTCAATGCCGGAGTTGTTAGCAATGTTTGCTTTCACAACGAACCCAACTTCGTCATTATGAAACTCTTCTGCAAACCACTTGATCATTGGGGCTAGGTTTTTTCTTGGACCCATTTGTGCCACTGTCAAGAAATTAAAGTCGTGCTTTAGCTTTAAGTCAATGTTTGCAGGACTAACATTTTTTACACCATAGTGAACAACTTCTACAGGCACTTCACAGGCTAGCTTCTGGACAGATTGCCCAGATTCATCCTGAAGTGTGTAAGCACTTCCGACAAACCCTGATTTAGCATGGTTCGAGGTCACGATCACGCCATCCATCTCATTTGCTTTTTGTAGCCAAATCGGTGCAACACGATCTGTCTCAATACCAGCACAAACACCAATATTAACCTTACCTACTCGTTTCCATTCGTTAGGAATGGTCACTTGCATACAAATGTCATATTTGAGTTCTGGTTGATTTTGTTGCATTACTGCAAACTTCTGGATGAGGGAATCGATATACTTTCTATAATCTGTATCTTCAAAGATCCAGTTAGTGTGTCCCCAGTTTAGCGGTTCAACGTATACATCATATTCTGGGTTTGTGGTTAGAGCATTCAATACAAACCTAGCGTGCTCACCGTAACCACTGCGAGTTAGTACTGGTGCTCTTAATAAAATCTTTTTCATAGTTCGATACTCTCCCAAGAGTTATACCCTTTTCTGTTTTCCCAAGATCCACATTCATTGTGAATCTCAGTCATAACATCAACCCAGGTTTTCTTAAAGTTGTCAAAGTTATAATTTTTCATAACGTGTTCACGACCTTTTTTACCAAGCTTTGCCCGGTCTTTTGGGTCCATCTCATACATTTCTACTAAAGCATTTACAAAATCGTCTTCATTGATTCGGTCTTCGTAGATATACGGAACAGACAAGGAACCAATAACAGCTTTAGAGCTAGGCTCGATCCCGATACCAAACCAATCTTTTCCATCTGTAACTTGCTCTTGCAGCCCACCTGTCATGTTAACAATAATAGGAGTTTCGCAAGACAAAGACTCAAGAGTAGCTAAACCAAAGCCTTCTGCGTCTGCAATGTTCAGTGTGCAATCTGCCATATTGTAAAATGCAGCAAGGTCCGCTGGGCTTACTTTCTTTTCGTTAAATTGAACTTGCCCTTGTTTCAGTCCAAGTTGGTCACACAAGAATTGCAATGGCTGCCCGTGGTGATCATTGATATCAGTGTGCATCAACAGCGTAGCATTTTCGTGCCCAACTCTGTCTAGAAAATTCTTCCACCAAAACAGCAGAGTTCCACTTTGCTTTCTTCTAGCATTGCGGTTGTTCCAGAAACAAACAAATTTATCCTTCATCCCGTTCTGTTCTTTGATGTTGTTAATATTGGTAAGAAGATTTGCATCTTTAAACTTAGTAAATACTTCAGAGTCAACAGCGTGTGGAATGTATTTTTCTCTCACGTTTGGCGCAACACCTTGTACAATCTTACTTGTCACCTTTGAAATACTAGCGATATAATCATTCGATTCATAGAATGGCTTATTAAACTTTGGCAGCGGGAAGTTGTCCCAAACATGGTAATAGATCATCGGGACAAGGGGACGAATCTCGTCCTCCATCTTCCAGAGCCACTCATAAAAACGAGGATCTGTCATAAAGTACAAAATGTCAGGTCTCTCCTGACGAATTACAGACCTAACAATTTCAGCGTCCCCATAATCCTTTACTGGTAAGATCCTCCACTTCTCCTTGTACTCTTCGGTTCTTTGTTCACGATAATCAGCGTGCTGGATTGCCCCAGCCAAACTAACCACCTCAAAGTCACCGCTATCCAACAGAGCCCTAATAACGTATTGTGTCTGGGTCCCCACTCCAGATGGTAACAGTGGATGGTCGCTAATTGTTAGGACCTTAATTCTCTTCTTCTCTTCTGTCAAAATTTTATCCTCCTAAGAACAATACTCAGTTTGATAGAATTCACAAGTGCCAAAGCGATCCTTACAATTCCTACAATTTAGTTTGTTCTTTGTATATCTTTTGTTAGTGATGTTATACACCGCCGCATTAAGGGTGTTAAGTGCATTCTCAATTCTTTTTGGTCCAGCAGTAACTCTGATAAACTCTACTTTGTTGCCAACTTTTGCGGTTCGCTTAAGAAGAGCAAAATGACACTCAATATCCTTTGGGTCTAAGCCGTGTTTTTTAGCGTAAAAATACTTGTAAAAAACCAGTTGATATGCCAGAGTGCTGTCGGTTTTCTTTCTGCTGTTCCAGCCCCATGAAGTTGTTTTCCAGTCGATTAAGTGAATCTTCTGGTCGCTGGTTGCAATAACCAAATCAATGAAGCCCTTGAATTTAAAATCATACTCGTCAAGCGGAACCATTAAAAGTTCTTCGGCTGTAAGAACCCACCAATCTTTGCCAATCTCTCCAAACTTTTGCTGGAGTGCATCATACATTTCTTCAATGATTTCATAACCCTGCTCTTTCCATTTGCCAAGGTTATGGTTGGACGCAGCGTCTTCTTTTGCTTCTTGAGGTAGTTTCTTTAACTCTTCAACAAGCTTAGTTTTAAACAGTTCCTTCTGTGCCTCTAGGCTAGAATACTGTTTTGGTTTAGTGAGCCTATACTCGCAAACCTCATGAAGAGCAGTGCCAAAAGCCGTATAGATGTTACCCTCAAAGCCACCGATCTGGTCGATGTATGTTAGCTTATGATAATAGGGACAAATGTTCCAAGTCTTCCATTCGGAATATGAAATGTGCTTTTTCAAGTAACCTTCTTTCTGTTGTTTAATTAGAATACTTTGAATGTAGTTCGTCTATTTTTTTGTACGCCTCTGGGCATCGATCATAAAGCCTATCCTTGTTACCCAAGTAATACTCTTGGAAAGCGCAAGCAAAATATTCTCTCAACGATGTGGCACCATAGGGACGCACAAAATCGTATTGCATCAAATACGTTATGGTTTTGTACCCCACTCGCTTATGTAAAAAATCATCAAAATCTTTGTCATATTTTAGTTTATCAAAATCGTACTTTTTGACATCATAACCCTCAGAAGCCAACTCATATCGCAACTCTTTTCTCTTCTTGCGGAATTCGCTAATAACTTTCTGGTCCTCGTAGATCTCTGATAATGCCACAACTTCTAGATGGTGTGCTGTTTCATGGATGATATCGTCGATCATATCTTCCTCGTTGTCTTGATCAGGAGATACATATAATGTTCCATCCTGATACATAGCGTTGAACTCCTTGTTTGCAAACTTAGGGTGATCGTCCACCTGTATCTTATTTATACCATGGTAATACTTTCTTGGCAAGAGCCCACTTATCATATGTAGAACTTTTGCAAGCGATACATTGTCTGGTAGAGGCTTTACTATTTGAACCTCAACATTGCCAAAGGCGATTACTTCCTCTCGCTCAATGTTGCTGGTTTCTAGGATGTATTTGCGTACACCGTCAGTCATAATATCTCCGCTGCCAAAGATGCCAATTTAGATCTTTCCCCTTTAGTTAGTGTCACATGTCCGGCAATCTCATAATCTTTGAATTTTTCTACTGCGTGAGTTAGCCCGTTGGACTCTGCATCAACGTAAGAATTATCAATTTGTTGAATGTCGCCTGTTAGGATCAATTTAGTTCCGTGCCCTACTCTTGTTATTATAGTCTTCAATTCGTGCGCTGTTAAGTTCTGTGCTTCATCAACAATCATAAAAGCGTTCGAGATAGAGCGACCACGAATAAACGTCATAGCCTCTATTTCTATTTCACCTTGATCCATATGCATGTCCAGAGCCATTTTGTCACCAAACAGAAATTCCAAGTTGTCCCTAAGTGGAGCGATCCAAGGCATCATTTTTTCTTCAAGTGACCCTGGCAAAAAACCAATATCTCTACCCATTGGCTGGACGGGTCTTGTTATGATCAGCTTGTCATAATTTGAGCTATTGATAACTTGTTCCAATCCACAAGCGGCAGCTAACAATGTTTTACCGGTGCCTGCTTTACCCGTTAGAGATACTATCTGGACTGAATCATCAAAAAGCAAGTCCATCGCAAACTGCTGCTCTTTGTTTTTTGCCATTAGCCCCCATATCTTTTCTTGCTTATAGATTTTCTTAAGAGGCTTCTCGTCTGCAACAAATCTACACAAAGCAGAGTTCTTACTGTTTGTTGTGGACTTAAGAACCAAAAACTGATTGGGATACTGTTTTTTGCTTTGCTCAGGTAGATAGATCTCGTCGCCATTATAAAAAGCTTGTAGAACATCTTCTGGTACTTCTACTTCGTCAATCCCATCGAATAGTTTATCTACTGATTTTACAGCTTTGTTGGGTTGGTAGTCCTCACATTTAAGCCCAAAAGAATCGCATTTAACTCTCATGTTAAGGTCACGAGATACGACAATAACATCGTTGCCTTCCCTCATCAACTTTATGGCACAAGCTAAAATCTTATTGTCTGTTTCTGTTTCTTTCAATCCAGGCGGCAAATATTCACTACTGTAGTGAGTGACAAATATCTTACCTTTACCTCGCCCAAGTGCGACCCCTTTTAGCAGCGAACCTTTGGTTCTGAGTTTGTCTAATACCCTATTCGTTGACCTTGCATTCAAGCCAGCAGTGTCTTGCCTATGTTTGTGTTTATCAATCTCATCTAAAACCATTGACGGTATAGCAATTGATGCTTTCCCGTAATTGTAAATCGAAGAAACTTCAGTTAAATAAACGTTTGTGTCTAGTAAGTATACTTTCATATTTTCCCTTATCTTAGGGGTCATGATAAGTAGTTTAGAACAAAAAATAAAGCCACCCGAAGGCGGCTTATTCTTGGTGGAGGTAGGGAGAATCGAACTCCCGTCTTGCCCAGTTCCATAGAGAGGTCGTTCACAAGGTTAGGTCTGTTTTTTTCGTCAGACAGCCCACTTGACTAGATAGTTTTGTTGTGGTCAAAACAATCAAAAACACAAAAGGGACAAATACGGCTTTCTGTTTATTGGCTGCCGTCGCCTCAAACATCGTCAGGTTATTAAGCTGCGAGTGCTAGTTGAAAATCGTCGTTTGCGATTATTAGATAAGCGTTTTTAGTGAGCCACGCTTCCCTCACCCTTGCACCTTCTCTACTTTCCTATCAATCGATACCGTTTACCCCCTTAAATTACTACCGTTTACTATAGTAGTTCTAATTTACTATCGGTTTCTTTTTTTTTCTCTCGTAGGCTTAGTATAATTGTAATTTAAATTAAGTAAAGTAAAAAATGAATTTATTTTATAGCCCTAAAGCATCTAAGGCTTCTTCACCACCTTCATCACCTTCTTCTGCTGGCTCTTCTTCTGCTGCTTCATCGCCACCTTCGGCTTCAGCAGCCTCTTCGCCTTCTTCACCCTCTTCTGCTTTTGCTTCTTCATATTCTGGGGTGGTGGTCTGAGGTAAGGTCTCCTGTAATTCGTCTTCAAACTTATCGAAGTATAACATTAGATTCGTTAACAGGTAATCATAGAATTGTTTCTTATCTTCATCATTACCTAACATGGTATAGGCATCAACAATTTGCTTTTCAATCCGATCAAAGTCACTGGAGGCAAAGTTTCTTCCTGTTTCGTCTTCGCCCTCTAAACCAAATTCTTCGCCCTCTCCGGCTTCACCGCCCTCGATGTCAATGAATTCACCTTCGACTTCTTCCTCTTCTTCATCCCCGATATTAATCGCAATCTTTTCTAGAAGAACACGATCGTAAAAGTATTCCTGGCTCTCTTTCTTCGCTGCATCTTCTTGGGCATCTACTGGCGCAATAGTACGTTTAACTGCGTTAACAATATGGGCTCGATAAGAGTCTCTCTGTTCTTTGTCTGTAGTTAAGTTTTTGTAACCATCCTCCAGGGTTGGTACAATCTTCTTTAACAAGTCAGCTAGAACATTAATTCCAGTAGACTCAGCAGGAACTTCGTCTGTAGCCTCAGCTTCAACTAGAAGCTTACGGATTGCTTTGCGAAGCTGTTGCTCCTCATTTAATCTTTGTTGATTCTTGGTGACCAGTCTCTTACGGATGTATTCACGCAAAAGCTGCTCTTGTAGAAATTGATCTCTGTTAATACTCATATCTTTAATTATCTCCGCCTTTGCCTTTTAGCTCTTTTAACTTTTGGTTTTTTTGTTCGACGATAGGGGTTAAATTTATTGGGCGGTCCAAAACCACCAGCGTAACCAGCTACGGCACCACCTGCCATTGAACTAATTTCATCTATCATGTCGTCCAAAGGTCTATTAATGTTATCATTTATGGTGGTAACAATTTCATAGGCTTGATCTTTTTCCTCAGCGGATAGTTTTCTAGGTAAGTTCTTCTTGAACTCTTTTTCACCTTCTTCGCCTTGGACAAGGTATTGTCTCATTTGTGTTCCGCTTACACCACCCGCAAACAAAGGAGTAATCACAGGCTCCACTTTTACCCCTGGGTTATTTCTCTCGGCATAAGATTGTGCTCTGTCAAATCGTGCATCGTCTGCATCCTTTTCACTCTTGCCTAAAAGAGCGGTATCGCCCTCTTTAAATACAGCATTATCAGCGATTAACTCATACACATCTCCAACTGGTGAAGGGGTTGTGCCTGCCATTATTTTAACATTTGGCATATCTTTGGTATAAAGCTCCCACAACTTAACTGACATATCAACAGTCACAGGAGGTCTTTCTTTTGTAGATACAATAACATAAACTTCATCGACGTCTTTTTTGTCTGCAAAATACTTAGCCAGTTGAAAATGACCCGCATGAGGAGGTTTGAATCCGCCGGGTATTAGGGCAACTCTTTTTCCTTCTTTCTCAGTTAATACCTCGGGTGTGCTAACTTCTTCAATAAGTAAATCTAAATCTTTGTTAGAAAGGATTGCTTCATTTGTAATATCCCTTTGTCCAGCAGCCTCTCTTTGTTTACCGTAAGTAAGGATTCCTAAGATTTGGTTTATTGGGGCAAACTGACCAGTAAATTTGTAAGTCCTACCGTTGTAATCAAATACAACTCCTTCAATACTTGAGGTGATGCGATCAACTTCTTTGATTTTATTTAACTCTCTTCTCATTTTATCCATGTCTTGTGCGGATAAAACCCCATCGGTCGCTAGTCTTGTAATCTCTGTGGTTGTGTTTTTTACAGTTTGTTGTAGTCTTCTTACCTCGTCCTGTGGATTTGCCACAAAAAGACTCTGCACTGCTTTTAACATTTCAACAGCAAAATCGTGAATAATCATTTCCAGAGGTTCAATCGCTTTTTTCAACAACATAGCTGTAGCGACTCTATCTGTGACTGCTTTTATTTCATCCAAAACATCTTTGGATACACCTTGTTTAATAGCTCTTAAATCTGCGGCACCCTCTAATTTTAGAGCACGAGCAGTGATATCATCTTTGATCTTATCTGGTACAGGCAAGGTTTCAATAGGTTGAGAGTTTCTAATTCTTGTTTTAAGGTAATCAAGCACTGTTGAATTAGAATCTAACCCCTCTTGTGAAATAACAGCGTCAATCTTTCTTTTAGTCTCCTCTAGAAACTGTCCTGATTCCAGCCCTTGGAGTTCAATAACTGCCGACCTGACAAAGTTAAAATCATCCTTTGACAACCTGTTTTGCATACTCTTAAGGTTGTCATCTAAAACGCTCAAACTGTCAGAAACATCTGCTGGTTCAGGTCTTCCAGTCTCAGGGTTTTTTACTTTATGACCAGAGTCATGAATCTTAAGATTCTTGGCATCGTACTGAATAACGTTTGGACTTGATGGACTCATTACCTCAGAGTTATACCAAATGTTTGCAGCCTCACCAAAGATCTGTTTTTTCTGCGAGGATGAAAGTACCTCAACAGCTTTTTCAAAAGTTTTAAATGCTCCAGTGAAAGCCTCTGTTAATCCGCCACGACCGGCAAACTTATTAGCTAGGGCTGCGGCGTCCATACCGCCTTTTTTAATGTTGCCAATATTTCTAGCGGCAACTGCTCTGGGCGGAGTTGCGGACAAGTCGTAAGATAAGAAAATATTTTGCCCGTCTACCTTTTCTTCATATGAAAGATTCCCCTCACTAGCTGCGGAGAGGATTTCTTTCATACCGGTAAAAGTTAGATCACGATCATCATAAAGGTGGTCCATGTGACCAGCGACACCACCCATTTACTTCACCTCTTTCTTTTCTTCTTCCAAGACAGTAAGACGCTCTTGAAGCTCTTGTAATTGCCTGTTAACTCTTCTGTAGTGACCCTTAATATTATACAACTGCTCTTTAGCTAAATCAAGTCTATTCTTTTCTCTTTTTGTTCTCGGACGCCAATTAGAAATGATCTCATCAAGAGCTTGTACTGAAGCCTTAAAGTCAGGTTTATAGCCCTCGTTGAGCAGAAACTTTTTTGTTAGTTTGTTTAAAATATCTTTCATTTTGTCCTACCAAATAAACCAGTTAGCACCATCTGAAACGCAGTTTACAGATGCGAATGGTGACTGAATAACATATGTTGTTGATCCGTCAATTGTATCCCCGGCGGTGGCAGATAAAGTAATCGTATCCGCTGTTGGACCAAAGTGTGAGTTAGCTGCCTTAAAGACAAACCAAGAGCCAGCAGGATGATTGCCGGGTAATTTGACTGTTGTTGTACCAGATAACAAGAAGAACTGCGGTGCCTTATAAGAATCTAATGTCTCTGTGTTGACAGTTACTGCCGTTGAGGACGATAGCCCTAAGCGAACATTACCACTAACTTTAAGCATTGCCTCGATGTTTGCATCATGAGCTTTTAGATCTTTCTTACTTAGGATGGCAGTTGAACCAGAGATGTCCCCTGCAACCGTCAATGCGTGTGTTGGTACAATATTAACACCAACAGAACCCGAGCGACTAATGTGGAAAATGTTATCTAGATCACCATAGTCAACTCTCATCATTGGTGCATTTGCGGATGATCCTTGGTCATCTCCACCACCACTGATATGCAAGAGTGCAACTGGGTTAATCGTACCATTGAAATCTTGACCAAGACCAACAAGCCCATCATCTGTGATGGTCATCTTAACTCTGTTATTTGTTACAAGTTGCAATGGAGACCCAGCAGTTCGGGCACCCACAATCATGGCGTTAGAGGCAGCGTTTGCTAAGAATACACCAGCGGGATCAGCAGCAGCGTTCCCGTTAAGTCCAACAATGCCCCTTGTTCCGCCACCATCTTGTGTCATGAATAAATAAGCGTTGTGGGTTTCAGTGGCATTATCTGTGTCTGCTTCCAATCTAATCGCTGCGTCATCGGCAGATCTAATGTGTAAGTGCGAACCTGTGGTACCAAGAGTGGTACCTGCAATATCGCCGATACCAACCGACGAACTGACTACTAGAGTTTCGCCTACACGCATTTCATTACTTGTTTGAATTGGTGAAGAACTGGAAAAGTCTGCCTGTAATCGAAATGGCGCTAAACTAAGAACCGTTCCGTTTGCAATAAACATCGTGCTATTAGCGCCATTGGAAATATTAAAATACATGGCGTAAGTCGTTTGTGGAGGCATATTCCAAGCTTGAAACGCTCGCCCAGCAGAATCTTGCACAAGATTGTAAGCTGGCTGGTTGCTGTTGCCGTCGTTCGCAGCGGCAAACTGCACAAGTGTTGCTGCATCATTTTGAGCACCTGAAACTGCTAGGTATGCAGATGCACTGTGATTCGCAATAGCGGCGATATTACCAATGTGAACCCCGCCGGAACCGCTTTTTGCAATTAATGCGGTGCTAGTAATCTTCTTGCTTACTTGAATTTCTTCCCCACTATTTGTGGTTACAAACTTCATATATGAGTTGCTGCCCTCAGTGATGTCTAGGGCACTAGCTAAGTCATCTGTTAAAGTAAGTTTATTTGTGCCGGTGTTACCATTAAAATTTATATTTAATCCGGCGGATGCCGCATCTGACTGAACCGTATCAGCCTCTAGGGTACCAACGTTGGTAATGTTTCCATCGTTAACGGTAAGGCTACCCACGGATGCTGCCCCTGAGACAAATAAATCTTCACCTGCTCGGATGTCTCGGGCTGCTTGAATGTTGGTAGACGCCGATAAATCACCAACAATAGAAAGAACAGCGGATGGCGAGGCGGTCCTAATTCCAACATGTCCCGTGCCAGTAACAAATAAGGCAGGGTTGTCAGGGTTGTTCATTCCGTCTACACGAAGTAGTCTTTGTTCCGGTGTACTACCAGTGATGTGAACCCTAGCGATGGGCGTGCCTAAATTACCAAAACCAACATTATTGTTAGAAGCACCTGCTAGAACAACTGCATTATTGTTGCCAACTCTTAAGCTTAAGCTCTGCCCAGTCTTAGTATTTAAAATAGTTGAACCGTCAGCACGTTGCTGGAGGGCATAATTGGCTGAAGTAGCATTGTCTCTGTGGGCAAAGATGGCGTAATCTGAGCTTGAACCATCATAACCGATGTGAGCCCGACCAATTCTTGCGGATGTATCTGTATCATCGTCAACATCAAGCGCCGCTTGGGGTGAGTCAGTGAGAATACCTACTCGACCAGACCCTGTTACAAAAACTAAAGGATGTGCGTCAGGTGCATCTTTGTGATCGACTCTGAACACAGGATATGACCCGCTTTCAACAGAAGAGGAAATAAACAGTGTCCCACTAACACTTAGATCGTTAGCGAAATTAGCGTCGCCCGTAAAAGAGGCGTTAGCAATTGAATTAATGTTTGCAGTCCCTGAGACAAACAAGTCCTCACCTACTCGTAGATCATCAGCAGTTTGAATCGGTGCAGAAGAGGAAATAAGACCAGCCTGAAAACTGCCAGAAACTGTTATGCCTCCAGCTATGTGTACGTCTTTAGTTGCCTCGATATCCCCACCGGCAGTTAAGGTACCAGATACCTTTAGCGTTGATTTGTTTACAACACCGCCAAGAAAAACAGAGTCACCAGATGCAGACAAGTGTCCTCTACTGCCACCCAGAAGCTGAAGTTCCTCAGCCCTAAGGTATGTACCAGATACCGTTACGGAGCCGCCTACATGAATATCTCTGTTATAATCTGAATCAGACTGAAATGTCATTTTATTGCCACCGGGGGCAAAAGTAAATGTATTTGACCTAACAGATCCTGAGACATCTAAGTTCTCGCCAACCCGCATATCGCCTGCTGTTTGAAAATGTGTTGACCCTGATAAAATGCCGCCAGCAAACAAGGCACCTGAAACATGAAGCGTTTCGCCCACACGCATTTGATCACTTGTTTGAATTGGTGCCGAAGATGAGAAAAGCCCAACCTGAAGACTACCAGAAACTGTTAGCCCTCCTACAACGTGTACATCCTTAGCTGCTTGGACATCCCCATTGGCGTTTAATGTGGTGGCTAGTGTTGTCGCTCCTGAAACATTTAATGTATCTTTTAGTATTGTTGATCCCGAGATAACCATACTTGAAGCAGACATAACACCACCAATGGTGGTTGATCCGCTTAGTAAAAGATTACCCTTTACTTGTGCTTGGCTTGTTACTACTAGTGGACCCGAAGAAGATAATTCACCCTCAACTTTAAGATTTGTTGCTGAATCTACAGTAACAGTGGTGCCCTTAACTAAAAGATCGCCAGTAATTTCAGCGTTACCAGTCACTCTTAATCCGGGTCCTGTTGCTGGACCCATAACTTCTAAAACAGCGCCAGGGTGATTACCTGCGCCTGATACTTGTAGGTTGCCTGTAACTTCGGCTGATCCACTAAATGGGAATACGCCTACATTACCAATAACAAATCTTGTCATGAATTATATCCTCGGATTCTTAATAAATAGAGTGATGTATAACTAATAAACCTCTCAATAAACATTTACGACATCCCATCCGTGGCAGACGATGAAATCTTAGATCTAAGGACTGGGAAATATTTTCTTCTTAAAGACTCTAATACTTTATCCATTTGCCGGTCGCTGTGAGGTTGTGAGCCACTAAAAATCATCAGTTCAAAAAGGTCTACGCTCTTTAAGTCTCTGCCTCCACTTGGGGTAAAAGCATCGATAAAGAAATCAGGGTGACCACCTTCTGCACCAGATACATTTATATGTCTATCAGTTGGGCTGCTGCCCGAAGGGCTAGGTATGGACCCAGTAATAAAGTTTACAATGCCATCTCTACTTGCCGCCCTGAAAGCCATAGGGGCGTTAGCATAATTTCTCATACCAACCACAAAAACGTCATTAAACTTTTCAACGTTACCAGTTACATTAGTTCCACCGATGTTGCCTGGCATCCTGTGGTTATAACTTGCCCCTGACGGCACACCGCCCTCTGAATCAAACTCATCCGAGCCTTCTTCGGCTCTTGCAACAATATACAACATTCTGTTTGCCATTGTTCCTAAATCGTGACTGTCCGATATATCGTCAATAACAAAAAACTTTCTTCTGTCTGTGACCGTTGGATTCATATTAAAGTGAATCGAACCTTTTTCAAGAATGTCTTCTGCTCCAAGGTCATCATGAGCCTGATAAAAAACGTCATCAAATGTTGGTCTACTACCACTTATAACTGCGTGCGGAAATACGTCGTTGCCTTGTCCGCTTTTATCAGCCCAAGCCCCAGTAACTTGACTGCCTGATCCGTAGAGATCGTAGAGATCATCAGCCACAAGGTGTAAGATTAAGGTTGTTGAGCCTGTTAGCCCAACATCTATATCGAACACCTTGCCGCCAAGAATTCTCCGGGCTCTATTTGGTTTTCTTTCGTTTTTTCCGGTGCCTACGTCTTTGCCTTGAAAGAGTGCCTCTGCATTTGTGTTACTTGCTTGAACTCCTGTTTTAGAGGGTTGTTGAGATAAGTTACCAGCGATGTTAGCCCCAACCTTAAACGGCACTGGGATACCAAAATCGCCGTCTCCGTAATCTTTCTTAGAGCCGCTAATATGAGTATATTTATTATCTCGTTTAATATGTCTAAATTGCCTAGGGACATTACCCTTGCCAATTAAATTTTCGATGTCCTCTTTTATGCCCAATTAAAAAGCCTCCGACAGTGCAGAATAAATAGACTTCGGATAAGGTATTTTACTTATTTAGGGGTTTGAGTTGTGGTCTCTGTTGTATCAGCGTTCATGTTGTACAGTTTCCACAAATTCAATTCGCCTTGTGCATATGCTTTTGCAACAAAGATTGATATTGATGCAAACACTGGGGACAGACCAACTTTCTCCACTGATGGAAACCCAGCAAAGATAATCCCAACTATCTCTCCATCTTTGTTAAGGATTGATGAGCCACTGCTTCCTGGCTTTGTAGAGATTGTGTATGTATCATACCCAGCCATAAAATTACCCGAATAATAACCTTCAAAAGTTAAAACCATCCCTCTACCAAACAAACCACGGGGGGCAGCAAGATTATAATACTTTACACCTCTTTTTGGACCCTCTTCAGCAATCGGCACTGCTTTAATATTTCTTGAGACACCTTTGACTTGTAGCAAACACAGGTCCCATCTTTTATCCATTGCTACAACGACAGCTTGATGTTTTCGCCCATGGTAACTGACTACCTCATAGTTTGTCTTTAGTTTTTTAATCTCAACTCCGTCAATGACTCGTTTAGGAAATTTTCTTTCCTCGCAAGAATGACCAGCGGTTAAGACATATGAGATGTCAGGAGTTATCTCGCTGTGAAGAACTACCATCCCTGAAGATGTGGCTGTCCAACTAGCTTTATTACACTCTTCTTTCTCACCTTTGTCGTTTGGGAGAACGCACCCCTCTAGCACCATAGAATTCTTAACTAACATAAAAGACTGTCTAGGCAGTTTTTCACCAACACTAAGCTTGGTCTCTGTGTGGGCACAGGACCCACAACCAAGGATAAATGCTGTAAAGGTACATAACAGCAGCCTATTGACGTATTTTGCCTTCATTATAGTAACTATTCGGTAAGAACTAAAAAAAGAACACTAGTTATAACAGTTTCTAAGGAGTTTTAGAAATATGAAGACTTTAGTCACATTTTTAGCGGTTACTTTGTGTTTACTTATTCCTGGCAGCGGCGTAGCAACCCCGTCTGAACAAAATCAGAAGATTGAAAACGTCTGGGTCAAAATTAAAGGACAATGGGACCATCACAATAATACAGCGTTGTTGAAAAAACAGATCCTGTTCTCCTTTGAGGATACCTCAGAGGTTAAGTTGAAAAAAGCCCTGAAGAAGTTGCCTTTTTTAACAACTACCGCAATTAACGATAACTAACTCATACTTACCATGTGAGAAAGTTTCTAAAATTTAACAAAAACCGTGTACTTGTATTGTTGGGCTTATTGGCGCTGTGCCTTGGTGGTGGTCTTTACCTCAACCTTGAAAAGAAGTACGATGTAATATTTGAAAAGAATTCTGTCTACCACATAAGGGGCAAGAATAATAATTGCCTCTGGGTCATTAACATTAAGGAAGAGATTACAACTGAGCCAGGGGATTCTTCAGTTGCGTTTATTGGCATACCCTCAATTCAAACTGGCGGCTCGTTGGGAGCCATGGTGCAAGTAACTCCTAGTAGTGTTTTGTTAGCTTTTAACTTGCCCAATAATGCAAACAACTATCGCCTCCCCCCAGTTGTTTTGACCAGCGATTTGAAAAATCTAAAATATCCAGTGGAACACTTAAAATTTGCTTGGATGCGTAGTGATGCTTTCACTATGAAACTTTATAAAGACTTAAATAGCTGCGTCAAAGATGGAGCAGGCAAGGATGACTCTTAGGGTATCACACATTATCTGTCTTGTTCTGTGTTTAGGTTTAGCCGCCTGCGTAGATGATGAACAATTAGTTCCACTAGAATGCACACCAGGGACTATTGAAGTCTGTGACTACAATGGACAGATTATCACATCTCTTGATCCCAGAGATCCACCAGAAATACCAGGCGTCTGTAGGTATGGAAGCAGAACCTGTACCTTTGATGGGTGGACAGAATGCACCGGGGCAGTGGGACCTTCGGAAGAAGTGTGTGACGGACTAGACAACGATTGTAACGCAGCCGTAGATGAGACGTTCCCAGAACAACACCAGTTGTGTGGATTTGTAGAGGGTGCTGATTATGGTGTTGGTATTTGTACGCCAGGCGTAATGAAATGTGACAACGGCGGATTATATTGTGACGGTCATGTTGGACCATCTGAAGAAGTCTGCGATGGACTTGATAATAATTGTAATGGGTCTGTAGATGAGGGGGTCGCCAATACAACCGCCATTGTTTGTTATGATGGACCCGATGGCACAATGGCGATAGGCGAATGTCGGGCTGGTGTTCGATATTGTACCGATGGTGGTTTTGATGGTCCCTGTGATGGTCAGGTTTTACCAGTAGAGGAAATCTGTGATGACCTTGATAATGACTGTGACGGAGAGGTTGATGAGGGATTTGATACTCGGGGCGTAGATATAGTTTTTGTCCTTGATATTTCTGGCTCGTTTGATGATGAGATAGAGTCAATGATACAAGGCATCGCTCCGCTTTTAGACGACCCGATTACGAGCAATTTTCGATTTGGTTTGGCTGTCATAGGTAGACAAGACAGTGGGGCTTTTGAGCCACCATTAAGCCGCCATTCTGAGATGGTAACTGACTTTGTTCCGGCTGATGAGTTTTTGCAATACTTGCAAGCTACGCAACTAATGGACGATGGCGGCGTCGAGCCATCAATTGATGTGCCTCTATGGTGTATGGATGGAAGCTATCCTTTTACCTGGGGACCTGGCAGTCAAAAAGTAATAATCTTAATGACTGATGAGCACGCACAAACCATCACAAACAAAAGCACGGCACAAGTCAACGCCTATGCTATGGATCAAGGTTTTGAAATATTTGTCTTTGCCTTACAAGCTCACCACAACTCGTTTCTTGGAATGGTGAGAGGAGAGCAGAACAGATTATACACGCCTGCCGCCAACTCTGAAACAGTGTTTCAACAGATTAGACAGATATTTAACGATCTTTGTATTCCGGGTTAACCGGCTCATCTTTGGGATAACCAAAGAAAGCAGCAGCGATAACAAAAGTAAATCCTACGCTGATGACCGTGTAGAGAAGAAAGGCACTAATAACATTAATCGCTTGCTCGTACATGATTAATCCTCATGATGGTTTTTTCAAAGTACTCTTTGTCCAACTCACAACCGATAAAGTCACGCTTCGTATTCATTGCTGCGACTGCGGTTGTGCCTGAACCCAAGAAACAATCAAGAACAGTATCGCCCTCGTTTGAGTGCTTTTTAATTAGTTCCTCAAATAACTTTGTGTTCTTTTGTGTTGGGTGAAAGCGATCCTTGCCACCTTGGATTGGATACTCGTACACACCCTTATCGTAAGAGCTATTGAAGGTTGGCTTTGACTTCTTGATACCGAGCAAGGCAATCTCACGACAGTTGGTTAGATAGTTTACTTTGCTATTAATCGGCTGAGGGTTTGTCTTGAGCCACTCAATAAATCTAATCTGCTTGAACTTGGCTGATTCTAGTTGTTCTTTAAGCGGAGTAATCTTCCATAGATCAAAAAATACAATACAGGTACCGCCTGGTTTTAAGATTCTATAAAAGTGATTGATGAAAAGCTGGAGGTCCTCCATAGTAAACTCGGAGTCCCACTTGCCATAGTCGGTTCTTACTGCGTATTTCTTGCCGTAGATGCTTCCGTATTTGAGATAGTTTTCTTTTAGTTTTTTGGTGTTTCTTTTTTTGTTACCAAAAAACTTACCCCAATCCATACCTGCATTAAACTTTTCCCAATCTTGTTCCGATTTAAGATTAGTGCCTGCTGCATCTTGTTTAGCAACATGGTCAACCCACTTGTCCATACCAGATTCTCTAGAAGTGATATAAGGTGGATCTGTTAAAACAAGATCTACAGACTCGTCCGGCAAGCCGGACAAGAACTGTAGACCCTCTTGGTTTTTGATAATCATATTTTAACTCTGAGTTTCTGTAGAAACCCCAGGGCTAATAACAGTAACCTTACCTTTACCAGAATCCCACAAGGTAGTGAACCCATGTGAATCCGTATCCTTAACCTGATAAGGATGCACAATCCGCACTCGACCAGTCACCTTGAAACTACTCTTAAGACCATTGTACATCTTTTTAAACTTGGCAGTAGCCGTTGCTCGATCATTGATGATATCTGACCCTTCCTTGGTAAGGACCTTATCATAAGCGATCATAAGAGTATAATCCCCGCCAGGAGTATACATGGCGTGATTGAGAAAGTGACCACCAAGGTTTGGATTGATACGATCATTTCCCTTAAGGCAGAAAACAGTCTCGCCGTTCATACCGATGTCTGCCCACTTCTTGTAGGACCCTTGATCATAACCAGTGCCACCATTGTCACGATACTTTTCAATCAGATCGCCAACATCGTAAGTATCAATCTTATCAGTACCGTCCTTGTTGAGAACGGCTTCGATAGCATTTGAAAAGAACTTTGCGGTCTTACCAGTGTTTGGGAATAACTCCCTTACGAACCACTCACCGCCAAGGTTACAATACTTCTTAACTTCCTTGGAGTTAGTGGGGTCCAACGGCTTGCCGCCATTTTCATCCTTAACAATGTCAAACAATCGACCGTTATCAATCCGGCGCTGCACAGCACCTCGCAAGTCATTTTCCGTAGGGGGATTTTCTCCTAGGTGATCATTAGATGCGTCTTGGAAGTCTTCCCATTCGGCAGCAGTATAATTATATACATCCTGATGGAAGGTTGAAATCTTTACCTTTTGGGTTGGATCTGACCTGTGTGCTTGTTGCTTACCCTTACCCCGAGTAACGCCATCCTTAACAGTAAGATCATTACCATTTGCACCGCCCGTTGTGACACTAATTGCAACTTCTTGGTCTTGACCATTTAAGAACTGACCGGCATAACGATTAATAGAATCTTGAAGGTTGCCCTTTTGTCGAGCTACTTGGTCAAACTTCTTAAGTGTTGTTGGACAAACCCAGCGTTCATGCTTGGCTACAAAAGCCTCTCCGTATTGTGCGACGAGCTTCTTCCTCTGGATATTGTTCATATTTTCCTCCGTTGTTTTATGAACGTTGTATTATAGATTACATTGTACTTGATACCTGTCAAGTGTTTAAATTACTTTTTTTCCGTATTTTTGAATTTCTCGCCAAGTAAGATTAGCCGACAGTCGAGGATCTTTCTTGTTCAATACAGTTGGATACTTCGCCTCAAACTTCGGCAGCAAAATGCTTAGGACATCCTTACCCGACAACTTCCAGCTTTCGACAAGTTGCCCGTTCTCAAATCGGTTATAATAATGCTCAGGATAAATACCAATCTTTTTATTGATCAAATATTTCTGCTGTTCTTCCCAAGTCTTCTGCACAGAAACACCAGTGTAGGAACCCTTGCAGTTTTTACCAGTTGTCGATTTGTATTCAACTGGTTGACCTTTTTCGTTGATAGCATCAGCACCAGCAAACACATTTGGACCTGGCAATGTGTGACCAAGTAGAATAGTTGCTAAAATCTCCTTCGACCGAGCATAGGAAAAGGGGTCGCCCCAACCTTGCTCATCGCACAGGTCTGCCATCTCTTTATACAGACTGATATATTTTTGTTCTGGTGTCATGATTCCTCCTTGTAAAATGTTAACACCTTGGTGATCCAGGCAGGACTCGAACCTGCGACCCACGGTTTAGAAGACCGTTGCTCTATCCATCTGAGCTACTGGACCATATGTGAAGAGTTTTCACCCGAACCATTACGGGATTCCTATCTGTAGTATTCTGACCCAACAAACCGTTTTCCACACGCAACTCTTCAAAGGTATGTGGTTACTGAAGGTGGGGACGCTGGCGCTTTCTTGCTGCCTGCCAGATCGGCTCCGGTTTACCCGTGACACTTATCTTCGTCGGGTTTTTTGAATCTCCATTTCTTTCTCTTCTACTGTGGTTGTTATGGTAGTCCGGCTAGGAGTTGAACCCAGATGCGATCGGTTATGAGCCGAGTGCTTTACCTTTAAGCTACCGGACCATTTCGTACTATCTTTATACCACGCTTGTAACATGGTGCAAGCTTTTATTTTACTTTTTTTTGCTACGCATATACCGAAATTGTTCCCTCTGCAATTTTTTCAGAGTTAACTTTTTCTTGTCGTTTATTTTCTTCAGTAATTCTCTCTGCTTCTCTGCGTGTTTTGAGCGCAGCCACACGATGAGCATCAAAGTTCCACCAGGCAAAAGCAGGGCTAGAAGAATACCAACCAGTAGCGTAAATGCTGTAATCATTTGTAGACATTTTAACCAAGTGTTTCTAGTTTGGGTGGAAAAAGAACATAAATCAAATCATACTCTGCCTCTACAGTAACTAGAGGAGCAGGACCAAAAAGAGAACTTTTTGACGCTGGGGATTTGTCTTCCTTGCACCAAGATACAGAGTAACAGATTATTGGAGTACCATCCATGTCTTTACCTTTAATCCCGGCGTCATAAACAACACCCCAAGTCTCTGGGTATCGAGCAGATCGAACAATCGTGCCATATGGCACAGCGCCTTTCGGTCGGTCCTCTTTTGCTTTCTTAAGGATATCTTTTAGAGCATCTAAGAAAGGATTGTCTTTTTTGTTAGTCATAATAAAAAGCCCGACTATATTATAGCCGGGCTCCTTAAAAATCTAAAGTATTTTTTTAAATACTATTCGATTGCGTTATGCACCCAATGAACAACCCAGCCAGCGAAAGCATCAGCCCTGTCTGTTCTGCCTGGAGTATACTCAACATAAACACCGTTGCTGTTATTAGCAGCAGCTTGAGTTACAGTAACTTGATATGAAAACGTTCCCGAGGTTCTGTTAACAAGACCAGGGGTTAGAACCGCATTATCGTCGCCCTGTTTGATTAACAAGTTATCACCTTCCTCTTGATCCCCGCTGGCACGGCTTACAGGTGCATCAGAGCCCGTAGGTGCAGTTGTACCAGAAACGGCGATCACCAGTTGATCACTACCATTCCAACCAGTTGGTTTAATATAAAACTTTCTTGGCACTGCTCTACCGAACACTTCACTGTCTTCAAGTTCAGGTCTATACTTTCCACGAGGTCCGTTTGGACTAAAGAGAATCCCTTCAGCGTCCGTCACGGCTGAACCACTAGACATACCTGTATCAGCAGCAGCGAGTCGGTCGCTACTTAAGATGTAAACACCGACTGCCGAACCACTCGTTAAAGATTCAGTCGTTTTACGACCTGAGCCTAGAGCACCATTAGTTACTAACAGTGGAGTTGCACCTAGATCTAGGGTCTGACCGTTAAAAAATCGGGCACTATCAAGATTACCTTGATTGCTGCCTCGCAGTTCTTCACCAGAGTCATTACCATTAATACCTTGTTCACCATAAAGTTCTCTCAACATGATGTCTTCGACATCAGGAGCCACCCCATTTTTTGCCGTAGTGCTAAGACCATTAACTTTAACAAAGTTATCAATTTCTTCAGCAAATGAACCGCTAGCCGAACGTTTGGCAAACGCTCTGCCAACCATATGTTTACGAATCCTTCTTCTTCTTGGGTTGCCCATTGTTGCTACCTCCACAAATAAACTAGAACTATATCACGAAACTAAATCTAGAACTATATCACCATAACTAGTTCTCAAAAAACAAAAGCCGCCTAGTGGCGGCTTCTGAAACAACATTTATTGTTTTTTATTTAGGATACTAACTCAAGATCACGCTGAGAGTAGAAGGGATCGTAGCGATTTTCGTTACCTTCATACTGGAGCCTGTAGTTGCCGCCGTGTTCAGCTTGGACTACCAAGGCAAGCTTGCCGGCTAGCTTCCAGCGGTTGTTGCGCTTGTTATCCTTGAAGCGGACGAGCGAGCCGACCGGATACTTAGGAGGTAGCGGGGCAACCGAGTTTAGTGCCTGAGTAATGTTATCGACAAAATAGCCAGCAAAGTAATCAGTCATAGAGTCGGTAAAATCATTCCAAGCACGCAAGTGTGGAGAACTGATTGTACCATCAGAGTTGACATAGAAGGAAATCTCATGCGAAGCGTCTTCAAACGCCACATAAGTTTTGCGGTCACGCTCTTCAATCTCAACTTTACGATTGACAGCCTTGGCACGATTACGAATCTTTTTGATAGCAGCTTCAAGCTTCATATCTATCTCCCTTACATCTTATATTACCATGGGCTTTAAGCCTGTCAAGTAATATTATGCGATTTCGATTGGTTTTTCTTGACGATATTCTGAGAGCCACGCTGGGATCTTATTTTGTGGGTACCGCAAGCGTGGCTTGGAAGCATAGAACTTGCGGTAAGATACAACAGGATTGTCCGACCGAAACTCGTCAGGCATAGCCAGGCGGAGCGGGGTACACTTGGTGGTCGGAAAGCGGTCAACCTCAAACATAGAAACAATCTTATTGAGGACAGCCGCACACTTGTGGACCTTACCGAAGCGTTCGCCGTATTCAGTGATCATAGCCTCGCAGTGTAATGCAAGGTTCATAAAGTTGGCAGCAGACTCAGCAGCCCACAAACATGATGGGTGCTTGGGATTGAACGATCGATAAGGAGCATCAAGCCCCTGCTCGTTGAGCACAGTAGATAGGATCTGACAAGACTCCAAGATCATCTTGACAACACGATAGTTGTCTTGTGATTTTGCTGACTCGACCCAATCGATCTCGCCAGTCTCTACATCACCTTCGATAGCAAAAATATTCATACGTCCTCCACTAAACGTAACTCTGATTGAGGGATATACTCTTCTTTTAGCCGAAGATTTCGGGCACAACACCACTGGACCAGCACGAACACAGGGTCGCCACGTCGGCGGGCAAACCGTGTAGACTTGACCAGTCCGACAAAAGGCGGTCTCATCGCTGGTGTCCGGTATCTTACCAGTTGCCCTGGTTTGAACTTGGGCGTGATAGTCACTTTGCCTCCACTACTTTCAAATCTTTTAGCCAAACGTATTCTTCAGTGTTGCGATCATTACACCATCGGATGAGTGCAACCGCAGGGATACGGTTTCGGGCATCCTTCACGGACTTGACGAGACCCAGGGTAGGGTTGGAAGGATGGTCGAACTTTACCAGTTGACCTGGCTTGAACTTGGGTGTGATAGCCATTAGTTCTCCTCGGGTATTAGTGTACCACCGTATATTTATCGGTCAAGAACTATATTCATTATTTAGAATCATAATCGTGTCAGTGATGTTTTGGATATCATGATATTTGCCGCACAAAACCGCAATATCGTAATCATTCCCACCAGGCACAACTTTATCGCCAAAGAAAACACAATCTTCTGGTTTTTCATCGATATTATTAAATGCGTATGATTTATCCCACCCCTGACGTGTAATATCGATCGAAATCTGACCCCCAAGACGGAAAGACAGTCCCCATCCTTGAAATTTGTCTTCTAATTGCTCTACAAGCTTTTCTCTCTCTTTACTTTTGTTATCCCACTTAACATAGTCCTCTCTTTGTTCTCTTGAGCAGTTCCTGCCGACAACAGAGAAATTAATTTGACTATCTCGCCACTCAATGAAGGTCCCAGTCTTAATTTTGGTGTGAGTTTCGTGAGCAAGCTTCAAAAGAGTGTTAACAATATGATTTAAGTCAGATTCTGAGTAAAAATCTGTCAAACTTACCTTGTGAATGAGTTCTGGCTCGGTAGCGTTCATTTCATCATCTAAATCTAGGTAAGTATTGTATACCCTAGTGCCATTACAAGCAAAAACCTTGTCAAAGACCTCTAATAGCACGTCTACAGGTATTTGTTCCTCAATTTTAGCCATATCAGAGCCTGTAACCAAGTATTTCTTGTAAGAATTTGGAATATTCCTTAAACACTCGATCATTTCGTCTGAAATTGGCTGTCTGGACTCTGATAGAGTCCCATCCATGTCAAAAATTACGGCTTTCATACTTATTCCTTCGCAAATCCGAACTTTTCTAGCTCAGAAATCGTTTTTTGTAAAGTCAGAGGAGCGTGTTTGACAGTTTCGCCGCCTCCAGACTTGAATTGGTTGATATATTTATCACGATCGTCGATAAGTAAGCCTTTTTTACCCCCATAGGTTCCATATGGACCCTTGTCGTCTGAAATATGGACTGGTTCGCCACTTAGACCTAGGTTTTTCTCGACCCAAATGCGTTTTCCAATGATTGAGCCCTCTGCCATAGGGGCAGACAGGATATGAGGATTAAAATCCTTAACGTGGTCCCACAACTGGCGTCCATTTTCGATCCAAGGCAGGCTAGCCCAGAACTCTACATCGTTTTCGACCAGGCGATACATAAAATCCCTAGTCCGATAGTTCCTTTTTAGGCTGCCTTCCATATCAGAGCGGGCGATGTGCCATTTGTTGATCTCAACATCCCATCCACCGATCTCTTTGGCTGTCGATCGAGCCAGTTTATAATCAGGATGATCAGGCAAATCCTTTAATTCTTGGAATCGCTCGTTCATATACTTAAGAACCCCACCCTCGAAGTCAACTAGGACACCATCCATGTCAACGAAGAGTTGAAATTCGCTTCTTTTCTCCACACTTGTACTCATAGTACCTCCTACGGTAGTATGATAACAAGAGAAATGTTAAATGTCTAGCATTAATTCTGCTGTTTCTACTTTCATAAAGGTTTGACCATCGGGACCATCGCCCTCTGGAAACTCAATCATAGAATCTAGCCTGGTTTTATCCGTGAATCCCATCCATTTACCCCGATACTCTTTTCTTTCTTTGTAATCGGGTGGCTCAACTCGGCGAAACATTACGCCAACACCTTTTTTTAGCTTACCTTGTTCTCTGGTGGTCAATTCTTGCACGACCATTTTTGATACCATCTGTCTTAGGCTTTCTTTGGTAAGATTTTCTTTGAATGGTAGCTCCATTTGGCCTTCTGGTTCGCCGACCATACCCATTGGTGGTTGCTTGTATGTTCCGCCTCGTTGTAGTTCTTCTCTGAACTCGTCCTTGATATATTGTACTACACCTTTCATACTGTCAAGGCTTATTCTTACTGGGTCAAAACTATCGTGGGCGTCGTGGAGCGGGTTGACCTCAACGTCGTAGCGACCCATCGCTCCACGGGGGTCAATTCTGACTTCCATATTTCTATCGTTGGTAAAAACAATATTTCCATTGTTTAGAAGTTCTTGAACCTCAAAGTAAAGTCCCATCTCAGCCATAAGAGGCTCTACAAGTTTCTCCACCATAGACAAGAGTTTAGAGATGGCTTCGTCGTCGCCTCGGTTTTGCACGAAGTTTTTACGGGCTGCTTCAAGTTCAGCAAATTCTTCCTCACCTTGAGTAACCTCAGTTAAAATATGTTTGATCATTTCGGTGATCGTGGTCTTTAAATTGCTCACTATGCTTTTTCTCCTTCTTTGGCTTTCTTGGTCATGGTAGCATAATACACAGATTCGCCCTCTTCACCATATTGATCCTTAAAGCTTTGCATTGCAGGTTTATATTTTTTAGCTAATTTTTCTTTTTGGGACTTTTCAGACTTGGTTAGTTTTCTTTCGCCAAGCCCTTGACTATAGGCATCCATTTTAAATTGGCTGACCCGATCTTGGAGATCAGTAATAAAATCAGGGTGCATATGCTTAGACAGTTCTTGCTGCACCGCTGGAGCTAATAGTTTGTTTAAAAGTAGTTCCATATCATCGGCAAGGGTTTTTTGATCATATGAAGAATCACCCTCGTTCACCATGGATTCTGCCTTAACACAGTTTCTGTATGTTCTCCCAAACATCTTTTTAGTTTTGCGAGTTGGATGGGTCTTATAGCCCTTTTGGCAACGCTCATCAAGTTGTTGCTGTACCATCTCACGAATTTGATTAATAGTAATTTTCAATTTACTTCATCATCCTAAATGCCATTTCTGCCATTCGGTCAACGGGCAGCTTCAAGAACTTCTCCTTGTTCATTTCATTAAGAGCGTCTAGAACAGACACAATAGCAGAGGCAGAAAACAAGTCAACCATTGTGCCTTCGACTTTGCCTCTTTGTTTGTCTGAAACGATTTGGCGAAGTTGTGCTTCTTTGGGATTATCAAAATCTAACCCTGGAACTGGTTCAAACTCTTTGGTTTGAAGTCCGTACTCTTCCGAGCCAAACTCTTTGAGGAGTTCTTCTTTGATTATCTTTCGTAGTTCAGATTTTGTGATTTTCATACGTCTTTGACTCCGTAGTATTTCGCTGGTCCACGTCCAGGATTCTCTGCTTTGCGCCCCATTCTCTTAGCAAAAAGATCAGTTCGCTTCTCAATGAAGTCTGGCTGGATTATGACTTGGGGTCCAAGATCTTTGTATCTTTCGTCGGCGGCTGGGCGGAGTAGATTAAGAACAACAATTTGCTTGCCGTCTTCTGAGCCCATTGCTACTATCTCTCCAACTGCTCCAACCATAACACCACCGATGACATCTACTTCATCGCCGACCTGGGCGTCGCCCATCATGGCTTCCATCTCTTCTTTGATGATTTGTTGGAGTTGGGACTTGGTGATTTTCATTTTATCCCTCTACTCTGGCTTTGAGAAGTTTATAAAGTTGATTAGCAGCCTCGCCGATTTCTACCTCTTCTGTATTCATAAGGAAAGGCAAAAAATCATCTTCAAGTTTGTAAAGCATAGTTTGGAGTTTTTCCTTATTGGCTCTGTCAAGGTACTCGGATTCCCGTCCCATTCTTTTCAGATACATCTCTCTGTCTGCTCTGGCTGCGCCAGACTCGTACACTTCTTGTATGGTTTCTCTGATGACTTCTTGTAGATGGGTTTTGGTGATTTTCATTTAGATGTCGTAGTCCTTCATCATATCAAGTTCTGCCTTGGTTGGTGCTCGGCGACCTTTACCCATCTTGAGTGGCTTGCTGGGCGGGTCACGGTAATCACTTTCGTAATCTTCCATATCTGCCGATGGTCCGCTGCCGACTGGTCCGTCATAGGATGGTCCTTTCACGCCTTTTTCCAAAATAGCATAGAGGTCCGAAGCATAGGCTCTGGCTGCTGCCGAAATCTTTGCTCCGATCTTGGTTGTACCAATTTCTTTGTATAGCAGTTCAGCCATCTTCAACGCTTTTCTTGCGTCTTTATCACTCATCAAAGAGCGGCTTGTTC